CTTTTGCTTGAATTTCTGCTAATTTATTTTCCATTTTAGTCTTGGTTTATTTCAATGAATTGAGATTTGTAAACTCTTTCTTCTTTGGTAATTTTTGCCCAAAGGTCTTCGATGTCGTGGTACGAAAAGGTATAAAAATAATACCCAGCATCATCCTTGAATTTGATTTTAATAGTTTGCATGGCCTGTGATGATTGGAATAACGTGACAGTAAAGAATGTAACTAAAAATAAAGATTGCAATGCTACCAAATAGTCCTTCAGGGTCTTCCTGATAAAATTCTTTGAAAAATTTAATGATTTTTTTCATTTTGATAAGGTTTAAAGAATAGCTTTGTTGCTATCTTGATACAAATATAAGAGTAATATTTTAAATAAAAAAACTTTCTTTAAAATTATATTAATTATTTATAGGACATAAAAAATCCCTACCGATAAGACCAGTAGGGATTCTAACCATTAACCCTTAAACCTATTTAACTATGAAAATCAAATTTAACACTAATTAATTATTTTACCATCTCTTATTTGAATATTTTTTACAAAACTTTTTCCATTATTTATTTCAACAATTGCAAAACCGTGATTGTGATGTGAGAAAGGCATATATTTAGGACTAAGAAGTGTAAGGCATCCAGTAGTGTAAGTATTAATAAATTCTTTAAATCCGGTTTTCTTTTGTGTTGTTGAAGTTCTATGAACGTGACCTATTAGTGTATTGCAAATAGTCTTGTTAAATAAATTTTGACTTGGATTAACTCCACCACCTCCGTACAATTCGTGGCCGTGTAAAACAAGCAAGTCGCCCATCTCCATCCCTTGCCAATCCTCAACCATAATAATGCCTAATTTATCTAATCTAAAAAATACATTAAATTGTAAATCGTGCAATTGCGCAAACTCATCAGCTTGTAATTGCAATGACCTGGCAAATCTATTTTCGTGATTACCAAGTTTATAATAAATTGGAATCGTTCTAAATATGTCTCTAAGCCTTTGTAAAAAATCCCGATTCATATCGACCTCTCTACTAAAGTCCCTCATATCCTTATCTTTTTCGTGCCTCGAAATAGAGTAAAAATCTTGGATATCACCATTAAGATACAAGCAATCAATCTCTTGCTCTTTTAAATGCTTAATTGCGCAAGTCAAAGCTTGCAAGTCGTGATAAGGAAAATGTATGTCAGATAAGATTCCAATCTTTTTTAAGTTACCTGGTAGTTTAGCTGAAACATATTCCTTTCCAATACTTGCCTCAATTCCGAAATTGTCTAAAGTTTCAAGATTATAATTAACGACTACCGGAGGAATGATTTTATTTTGTTCTTGACTTGACCTATCCTTTGAAGATATATTATTATTAACCATAAATTTCCTTAATGAATCAGGTCTTTGAAACCCATACATTTCATAAAAAGAATTATAAAAATCAATTTTAGATAGATTGATTGAAAAAAAATGTTCACGAATTTTAGTGATTTTATTTTCCTTGTTCATATTCTTGCATTAATACATCGACTAAAAACTCAATATTATTTAACACTTTCATTTTTAAAACAAAGCTTGCATCATCAACCTGTTCAATGTTATCCATCACATCCATCATCGTGTCGAGCAAATCTTTGGCTCTTGATGTTTGTTTTTCTACCGGCTCAACTTCTATTTTATACATGAAATATTTTTAGATATAAGTAACCAAAAATTATAAAAGTTTCAAAAATAATTGTAAGAATACACCAGGCTGGTATAATGTTTGTTGTCACAATTTTTTTGGAATTAGTGACATTAGAAGTTTCCTTATTACGATACTTATTTTGATATACCTTTTCGATTGAATCGATGTTAACCGTAGCTTGAATATTTCCTTTATAAGACCTGATAATTATCTTGCCTTGAGGAACGGTTATCTTTGAATAGAAAGTCTTTAAAATACCAATAGAATCACAAGGATTCTCAATAATTAGCGTATCATATACCGCATTGAATTTGGTAATTATTTTGTAGTCACGAATCGTATCAAATCGAATCTTTTCTTTTTCAATTATTATTGATTTTGTGCGCTTGCAAGAATTTGCAATTATGAGTAAAAACAAAAATAGAATTAGTTTTTTCATTGGAAATATAATTCTGCCTCTGCTTGTCTGCGTAATGTTAACCCATTTAAAACTTTACCTCCAGCCTTATTCCATTTAAGAAATTCTAAACGAATTAATTCATCGTTTGGATTAGCATTAACTTTTTTAAGTAAAGTGCTTGATTTCAAAGCGCCAGCGCCCAAGTTATAACAAAACGATACAAGGGCATCAAACTGATTTTGATTAATGTCATCACGACAAAATGAATCAACACTTCTTTCATAATGTTTAATTACATTTAGAAATATGTCCATCGCCCTGGCTTCACTAATAGGCGCATCGGTCATTTTAACTTTTGTCCCATCCTCGTAGTATGTGCATCCGATTGATATGGTCGGAATGCCACCTGGGCATAAGTAAGGTTTTAATTTAACACTTTCAAACCTCTTTATTAGGCTTAGTCCTTTTGGGCTTATTTGGTTGACTTTCATCTAATTTGGCTCTTAATTCTACATTCTCAGAACGTAGCTTGTGGATTTCAGTAGTTAATGAATCAACTTTGATTTTTAAATCAGCAACCTCGGCTTTTAAATCAGTTGCCATTTCCCTCCATATTTTAATCGCTTCTTGCACATTGGTTATCTCAGTACTTTGAACTTCAATACCTTCTTTTTTTCTACCAAATAACCAGGTAACAAGTGCGCCAAAAAAACCGGTTATTGCTGGCACTATGATTTCTTCCCAAGTGTACATCATTTTATTAAGATATTGGAGTTATTATTTTTTCTTCTAAACCTAATGTCTCAAGAGCCCACTTAACAATGAATGAATCATCTATACCCCATTGAGCAACTATAGGCTCAGGAATAATAAGATTACCTTCTTCTATCATCGGATTAAATTGGCTCATTAATTTAAAATACAAATTTTGTTCAGGATGCTCGAGTGCATAATTAACCACCTTAATCTCTACCCGGTCGGCTATCTCTCTTAATCCTTTAATTGGCTCAATGAATATAATCATCTTAGTCTTTTAAAAATATTTCTAATATTTGTGCTTTAGCTAACACGGTAAAAGATTCTGATTCCTTTACAAATGATTTTAAAGTTTCTTGGTCTGACTTGTCTAAATCTAAAGCTTCGCCCTTAAATAGTTTCTTTGCCCAATCCCAAAATTTTAAAGCATCTCCTTTAGAAGATGATGCTAAAGCACCGGCTAACATTTTACTAGCGTTATTATTCTCAAAAATTTGGTCATCAAGACCGATAAAATCAAAGTTAAAATCTAATTTCATTTGGTTGTTTTTAAAGTTTACAATTATAAATAGCTATTTGATAAAATTTTATTAAGATGGCCAATATCTATAAGTCCCATTTGGATTAAGTATTAATTTAAATCCTAAATTTCTAAGTTTTGGCTCATTAAATATTTTATCTATATTAACTTCTTCGTATGCTTCAAATATTTGTACCCAACTTCCTCCTGGATTTACATAGGCCGAAGTTATATGTCTTCCTTCGTGATAAATACGGTAATATATTCTTATTGAAAACATACCATTTGTTTGATATGGATAATCAGAATTGACTTGGCGAAGTTTACTATCTCGTGTAGGATTTAGCGCATACATATTACCAACTGCAGTAAATACATTTATACCAGAATCATAAGTGAGCGGAAATTGTTGACTAAAATTATTTGTACCATTAATTTGGTATGCCCAGGTCAAATTGTTACTATCAATCGGAACTACATTATTTTGATTAGTATCTCTGCACGTTGCAGTTGCTAAAAATTGGTAATTATTTGCCCAATCAATTGACCTTGTATCTTCGTGAACTTGAGTCCCTCCAACAAATCCTTTAAAATTAGTAAATTGTCTTCTTGGTACTACTTGACCATTTGAATTAATAATTAAATTATCATTAGGTCTTTCTAATTCATCTTGCGAAATTGAAGACATTCTATAATATTGAATCACTAAATTTATTCTAACATAAAAAATATATTGACCGACTGGAACCGTAACATTACTTTTTTGAAATATTAATAATTCGTTTGGAATAAAACCCTGGGAATAAAAAAAATATGTTTCATTAATAAAAACACTAACATCGTCAATAATACGATAATGGTCTGGTATTGTTATTCGCATCGCTAACAATGACTGGTTTGTACTTGGTTGATTTCCAATTGTACATCTATAGACATAATAAGCCTCATCGGTTGGCGCTGCGTTAATTGGTCTTGCAAATTTAAAATTTTCATTAAATGAATCTACTGAAAAAGCAAATGTTGGCTCGCCATATACAAAAGTTTGAACCGTATTACTCGTAGCATTATTGTTTAAAATATTGCCTCCATAAGCGGATGCAAAATTTGAATAATTACCTACGGTTATCGCTCTGATTAAAAATCTAAATTCTGCAAAATAACCAGGTGACAATGAATTTGAAGTTCTAAAAGTAACTGACCTATTTATATGAGTAAAAGTAAAAATATCAGGTTTGCTATTTAAATTAACAAATTCAAATCCATTTGGCAAATCATCGTACATAACGATTTCACCCAAAGTTGATGCTCCTAATGTGCGCATTGTAATTACTACCTCGCCTGATTGATTTAAATTAAATGAGCTTGGCATTGTCTTAGACAAAGTCATTTGCGGATAGTCATAGGAACAAGTTCCGTATTCATTGGCTTGCGATTGACCATTATCATCAAGCCAAGTATTACATAGATTAGTAGCGTTAGTATTTGCTTTTGAATCAGCATCAGCCTGGCTAATTTCACTTGTTGCCGTACCGGTAAAGAATGGTGAGTAGACTTCTTGATTTGAACCTACTCCGTAATTACCACAATCATTTTTTTGAAATGTTCGAACCAATCGTTTAGTAACTGAACCGCTAAAAGTTGGCACTCCTCCGACTGTTGTGTTAACCGTGTTTGATGTCTTAGTAATGGTTTCTCCGCCACCTTGAACCGTAGCATAATTTGAGTAAGTTGCCTGTACATCAGTTGTGACATAAATAGTAATTACCGCACCAAAACCTACCGGTAAAGTAGATGAAAAAATAGCAGTTACATTTTGCCCCGATACACTCACTCCCCAGGCTGGAGTATCTCTTTCGAATCTAACATAAGTTAGACCGGATGGAATTGTATCGCTAACAACAATATCTCCCGAAGAATTAACCTGACCATTGTTTGCAATAACTATTCGATAAGCAAATTCAGTATTTATGGACGCACTTGATGGCGCACTTTTTGATATAGTTATATAAGGTGAAGCAGTATTGCACCTTTGACAATATAGGTACCATTCATCCGGAAATACCGTAGGTAAATTGCCGTTTGGTCTTGGAGTATAATTTGTATTTAAAGGTATTGTTTGACCATTTGCGTTTTGCAGTTGACCAAGTTCAGCAGCCGTAATAGAAATAGGGGGATTTATTAATTGTTCCCCCGTCATTTCATTGTATACATCGGCAAACGACATCTGCCCACTTGGTTGTAATGGCATTTATTTAGAAGCTAAAAGTATTTCCAAATTCTTAATTTTAATATTTTGCTCTTTGATGGCTTCGATTAATAAAGCAGAAATGTTGCCGTATTCAACTCCAAGAATACCATCGTTACCTTTGTTTACAATCTCAGGAAGAACTGTTTGAATTTCTTGAGCAATTACTCCAGCGTGGCGCTTAGAGTCATTTTCTTTAAACTCATAAGTATATCCATTTATTTGCTCTACTTTTTCTAAAGCATTTTCAATTTTTAAAAGGTTTTTCTTTAAGCTAATATCAGAGTTTGCAGTAATAGTGCCGGTAGCTCTAATTGCACCCGATACATAAAGCCTTTCTCCGTTGTCTGAAGTTGTACCTAACAACCAATTTCCGCCAGCAGTTATACGACCTCTATCACTATTATTAGTAGCAAATATTAAATTAGCATTTGCTTGATTATTTATTGATGAATCGCCACTTGAATTAAATTGACCCCAAGTAAATACACCAGCTGAACCAGAATATTGATGAATTAATTGATTAGTTGAAACAACGTGCAATGCAGCCGTAGGCGTAGTAGTTCCAATTCCTAAATTTCCTGTCGGACTAATTCTAACTTTTTCGGTTTGAGCAACTGAACTTCCACTTGTATAAAATGCTATACCTCCCACTGCATTACCACATTGAGCGCCTATTCTCATTGTTTGGTCTGATTGATTCCAACCAACAGTTCCATAATAAAATGGGTCTGCTGTAGCTAACCCACCAAAATAGATTCTACCATTTGAATAACTACTTGTTGAATCTGCTACACGAAATTGATAAGTGCCAGCATTTATTACATCTAATAAGGTTTGTGGAGTTGTTGTTCCAATACCTACATTTGTACCATTATCAAAAATTTGACTTATTCCAATGGTAGTACTTGAAGTAAATTTTGAAACATAATTAGTAGTTCCACTTAATGCTGAAGCATATTGAGGAATATTTAAAACTCCAGTTGTGGAATTATAAGTTGATGCTCCCGAAGTTCCGGTAGTTGTTAGGCTTACCGATGCTCTTGCTAAAGCATCCGTATATTGTGTAATGGTCGAAGTAATGACTCCGGTAGTATTGTTATAACTAATCCCAGTTCCAGCTGAAATTAAACCTCTTACACTTGCATCCGTATAAACCGTTCCTGAGTAGCTTATGGCTCCAGTACTTGAGTTATAAGTAATACCGGTACCTCCGCTCAATGAAGTCAAAGATATTCCACCAAGTCCAGCAAGAGTGTAATTTGGCACGTTTATTACTCCCGTTGTGTTATTGTAGGTACTTGCGCCACTCGTTCCGGTAGTAGTCATTGAAATTAATCCCCTCACCGAAGCATCAGTGTAAACCGTACCACTATAAGAAATAGCACCGGTAGAACTATTGTAACTTATTCCCGTTGACCCACTAAATAATGCTCTTACCGAAGCATCCGTATAAACAGTACCTGAATAACTAATCGCACCGGTTGTATTATTGTATGTAATGCCTGTGCCTCCACTTAATGAAGTTAGAGAAATACCACCAAGTCCAGCCAAAGTGTACGTTGGTATATTTAATACACCCGTTCCGCTTGAGTAGGTTGATGCGCCTGAGTTACCTGTAACCGTTAGGCTTATTGCACCTCTCGCCCTGGCATCCGTAAACCATTTATTAGTCGGAGTCACAAGTTCTTGAATGTCATCCGTATCTAAAACAACAGTACCAACTAATCCATTTACTGAAATTACTGCCCCACCTATCGCAGCTTGAAGTTCTGCAATGGTCTTTTTAAATAACTGACCGGTAGTTGCATCACCAATACCGAAAATATCAGTCGATAAAATTGCAGTCTTAGAGACTAATTGGTTTATTTTTTTATTTGCCATTTTTTATTTTATTTCAACATAATCACCAATAACAACAAGGTTTAGAGACTTTGCGATGTAGTCCCAAGCATCGTTATCAATTACCCATTCTTCGTAATCTTGTCCAATCATTAATAAGTTACCTTCAGTTAAAATTTCGACTATTAAACCATCTTCATTTTGTGCTGATAATTCATAATAAAATGTAGCCGATTTATTTAAAATTAAGTTGACAACATAAGCATTTAAAATGGTTGCTTTTTTATTTACTCCATTGTCCCAAATTGATACTTCTTCAATTAATTTCATATTATTTATTGTTTAAACTGATGTGATGGTTTGCCAAGTTGTAGAGAATACGCATAATTTTCCAAGTGTTGTGTCAAAGACAATAAGTCCTGTCGCTGGGGTTGCTATTGCATTCTTTTGAGTTGTTGTCATTCGTGGTGGCAAAAAGCCTTCGGTTGTGGATGTCATTGCAAGCAATGCTGATGTTATAGGAGTTGTACCACCTAATAATATATCACCATATATCGCAGTTATTACCGTAGAACTATTGCCAATAATGGTAGTGTTGGAGCCTAATCCTATGGAAGAATGCCCAATAACTATTTGATTAGTTTGATTGTCGGAAGATGCTCTTGTGTTCTCTCCAATGTATATTGATGTATTTGTTATTGTATTAGCAGAACCACTCGCAATATTTCTACCAGCATTGACTCCTATGGCTATATTATTACTTCCAGTAGTATTTAGACTCAATGAAGCTTGTCCAACTCCTACGTTATTGCCACCAGTAGTATTTGCATTTAGTGCGCTTTGTCCTAATCCAGTATTAAGACCGCCAGTTGTATTGCTACCTAAAGCACCCTGACCCATTGCAATATTAAAACTTCCAGTAGTATTAGCATATAAAGCACCGGTTCCGATTGCCGTTAGCGAATCACCAGCCGAATTAGAAAAAGCACACTCAAAGCCTACAAATGTGTTAAATCGTCCATTTGAATTATTTTGCCCGCAACTATTTCCAATAAATGTATTTTGTATGTTAAAGTTTGATAAAACTGTTGACTTTCGCCCAGCATTAGTCCCAATAAATAAATTATTAAAGGTCGAATTACGCATTTCAGTTACTACTGACCCACTTGAATTGCTAAAAGTTATTGATGCTGATGAATTGCCAACTGAATTAATGTTAAATACTACCGTGCCATCAAAATCAGATGTTGGAGTGACAACCAAACCAGCCGTTGTAATGGCTTGTCTTGCTAAGATAATTGATGTTGTTCTACCACTGATAAAAGTTTCACCACCGTATACTATTGTAATAGAACCAGCAGTTCTGCCTGTAATAGTTACTCCAACTCTATAAGTAGTTCCAATAACTGCAACTGAAGAATCAGTCAAGGATGCAGTACTTCCAACCGTATGCGTGTATCCTGTTGCAAAACTTGTACCTGTCCAGTTTGTTCCAGTTCCTGTGGTTGCTATCTCTGCACCTAATGGTGCAGTATCTGATGCAGTTGTACCTTGAAAACGTGTAGAACCTGCAATATCTAAACGAAAGCCAGCATCGGTTGCTATCCCAGCTCTTAAATTACCATTGACATAAGTATTACTTCCTAATGTAATTAATGTACCACTATCCGTAATATTACTGTTACCTATGACAGTAGAACTTGTAAATTTGACTACCGTATTGGTTGTACCACTTGATATACTTTGTTTATTATTAAATGTAGTCCAATCGGCAGAACTTAAAACACCTCTATTTGTTGCACTTGCCGTAGGAATGTTTAATGTTATTACTGGAGTTGTCGTTGAATTTGCAACGGTACTCGAAACATCCGTTCCACTTGTGCCTAATGTTAATGCTCCAACACTTGTAACAGTTCCCACACTATAACTTCTATTAGCACTTAAATCTAATGCAGTACCATTAATAGTAATTGTTCTTGCATTGGTTACTGGAGTAAATCCTAAAGCAGTTGTAACATTACCACTTGTTATTCCAGTAATATATCCAGCTGGATTAGTAGCATCATACTTTAAATTTAATGCAGTTTGTGTTGCAGTACTTATAGGCTTTAATAAATCCGTAGTATTATCAACATTACCCAATCCAACCATTGCTTTGCTTATTCCACTTACCGTACCTGTAAAGGTAGGTGATGCTAATGGTGCTTTAAGATTTAAAGCATTTTGTAAATCCGTTTGATTGGATAAAGTTCCATTAATGTTACCCCATAAAGCAATTGCCTCCGAATAAATATCTACCCAAGCATTATCGACCCATCGATATAGTTTATTGTTATTATTGGTAACGTAAATCTTGCTTGAATCTCCATTAGCTGGTAATGTTGCAAATGATGGATAATCAAGTAAAAATTTTACGTAGTTTACTGCGCCCCCATTACTTGATAAACTTGCAACATATTCAGGATAAGAAAATGCAGATGGAACCTGGCATCTATCATTTAACATTGGATAATTTAAAGTAATATCAAACTTGACACCAGCTAAATAATCCTTTTCGTTCTCAGTAAAAAAATCAATGGTTACATCTTGGTCAATTTCCCAATCGAATTTCGGATAATTAAACATTGCAAAAATATCCTGGGCAATTAATAACTGGTCAGATAATACATCCGTTTCATTAGTCTCATCAACAAGTTGTCTATCCAAAAAGAATAAACTAAAATCCATTGATAAATTTTTGCCCGATATACTGCTTCCGGTTAATGAGTAAAACATAGCCGGATAAACATTATCACTTTGTGCGAGAAATTCCCACACATCACCAAAATAAACCGTATTAATTTGGTCGTGACTTAGGGCAATTTCCCTGATTAGGTTTATCGTTTGATTTAATGTGAGTTGTTTTGCCATTTGTTTTTAAATAAACAATGAGTTTATTAATGTTTTTGGTTGAAAATGCTTTAGGCATATTTTATTTAATTGCAATGTCCTTTACTTTTTAATACGTGCTGAGGATAACTCATTCCTAATAAACTATTCTCATCGCCTAAAAATATGCTTGAATGATAACCATCCTTTTCCGGATACATTGTATCCACACCAGTGCCAGGATTAATGTACTCAGGGAATAAATTTGTAGTGCTTACCTCTTGCAAATACTTAATCATTCTTTGCTTGTAAAACTCCGCTCTTGACCTGTAACGATTAGCCACATCAATTAAATCTTGCATATTAGGCTGGTCGCTATTATCGGAAGTTTTTCTCAATAATCCTTTATTATAAAACTGAAAAGATAGTCCCACCGGTAACTCAGATAATACGTAATAAACTAAAGCATCAGTAACGTAATCATTTAATAAACTTGTTTCTAAGTTGCTTAACGTTGCATTTTCAATACCGGTTTGAAGCTTGACATATAAAGCCGTACCTAATGCCGGTAAGATGTACATATCTTGAGCCGTTTTTATTTCAGGCATAATTAACTTGTCATCAATATTAGAATGAACTGCCGTTCTTTCCTTGATTGCATTCGCTCCTATAAATAATGTATTCTTCATATTATCCTTTCTTTATAACTGTCTGAGCAAACCACCTATGTCTGCAACTTGGAGAAGCTTGACCATTAGGCTGAGTCCACCATCCACCTCGCCTATCAAATACACTATATCCTAACCTTGCCGATATTGATTCAATTTCTGCTCGTGAATATAACCTATCTAATTGCATTAGCCTGGCACAAAATACACGACTTGGATGGTCGGGTGAATTTCTTTCATTGCTTGGAATATCCGACCTCCATTCATAAGAATACCTAATCATAAAACTTGTAGTACTTGGTTTAGGTGCATTCAATTCTGACAATGGCTTTGATAATTTTCTTTCCGTAATGCCTCTCGAAACTGAACTTCCAATAATACCTCGCTTTTCTAAACCATCTAAAACACGGTTTACAATATCGACATCCACTCGAATAGTACCGGCAATGACTTCAGCCGATATCCGTTTATCCTTTTGAATTAAGTCCAATATGTTAGCCTCTAATCCGCTTAATGCTTGCTCTGCAAATTCTAAATGTAAAGCCTCTTCTAATTCATTTGGAACCTGACTAAATACCTCTCTTGATTTAAAGATTGAATAATCTTTTTTTGATACTCCAAATTCTTCAAATACTTTTACAACATCATCTTCGCTAAAATTAAATCCACTTGGCGCATTTTGAATGTCTTCCCCACCTTGCTCGGGAATTAAACCAACTAATGCACGTATTTCGTTTGCAGTCATTGACTCAAGTACTTTATTAGCAACCAATGGACTTAATGAATTAATCGCATCAATTACATCTTGAGAAGTTGAAGAAGTTTTTGGCTCCAATGCTGGCGCTCCTAACTTTTCACGAATCTCATCTTTTGTTAAATTAGCTGCTATAATTGTTTCAGTAAACTCTATGCCAATCGGCTCACAAGGTACGATTTGGAGTTCTGAATTAGCACCGTGTAGTTTGGCAAGTAAACTGAATACTTGCTCAAGAAATATTTGCTTATCATTTACGTAGGTATTTTTAAAAATTTCGTAAGAATCTCGCATTTGTTGGCGTGTTCCTAATTGACCAGGGGTAGAAATTCCAAATAAATCGGGAGCAGTAATTTGATGACCGGCAAAGATGTTTTGCTGAATCATTTTATCTACATTTCCAAAATCCTCTTTAGTTATATCACTCGCTCCTAAATCCTCAATGACTGGCTTCCTTGAAGCATCATTTACAAAAGAAAGTATAAACTTTTTACCATCACTGCCTGTAAACCTATCAGTAAATTTACGTTCAATTTGGCGCTTCTCATCATCTGATGGCTCGCCATTTGGTAACGTAATTAATTTACTTGCACTAAATCCCGTTTGGGCATTACCTAAAACGTGCTTAGATATTTCGATGTCGGACTCAACGTAATTTAAAGCACCAAAATAACCTGGTAAAGCATAAGCATTTAAGTTAGGTCGATACTCCTTTAAATACATTATTTGAGTGCCTTGTCTTAACTGAGAATTAAAGCCATTATAAATTTCTCTTTTATACTTTCTATCCTCCCAATTTTCCGAAAACCAAAACTGAGTATTATCAGCATTTGTACGAATTTTAGTGTAATCAATGTGATACACCTCAGCAAGATTTTCACCCGTTAAGCTCCAAATAATTTGTAAGTAAGCACCTCCAAAAAGTTCAATATCAATTGATGCTTTTCTTAATACTTCCGTTAAAGATTCTACCCGGTTAGCTTGCGCAATGAATTGCTCACCAATTGGGTCAACACCATCTTTTATTTTAAATCCGTTTCCAGTAATATAATTAACCTTACCTTTAATTATAGCGTTATGCTTAGCAGATTTATTATATAAATCTACTAAGTAGTTAGGATAATCATTCTTTTTTCCAAATTCAATATAACCTTCTCCATCGCCTTTTTTCTCCCGGTATTCGGGTTGCCTCGCCTCTGCAAAAGTTAAAACCATTAATTGATTGCTCATATATCTCGTACTTTATACGTATTTGTTTGGTTGCTATAAGTAGTAAAATTAAACTGATTTGTATTGTTTAATGTGGCTTGTCCACTTTCAAGTAATGAAGTAGCATTTGCCGGAATTAAATTAGAAGTAGAAATTTGCTCATAAATTTGATAAGTCCATTCACCAGGTAACTTATTAGCAAAATAAGAATTTACCGTAATGTTAAAAGCGTTAAATCTACTTTTGTAATCTGATAAATCGGCATTATTTAAAATGACAAATGCCACAGTTTCATTCGTATTTCTTGACTTAAAATAAAATAGATAGTTGGGCGAAGTTAAAGTCGCCTTTTCGGTTAACGTTAATGTTATTTTATTTACCTGTCCTTTTATTAAATGTATCATTATTTATAAATAGCATTAGCAAAAATTCTTATATAAAAAAAGGGAGAGCATCTGCTCCCCCCTTACACGTCAACCAAACGACTAACTTTAAGCCCCTGGAGTAGTCAATGCAGTAAATACACCTGATGCTACCGTTGGCGCTAATTCTTTTTCCGTTGCTGAGAATGTCAATGTATAACCTGAACGGTCACCTTTAGCAGTTCCCGAAGCACCGTTACCACCCGTAATATTAATGCCGTTAATACGACCTAATAACCAGGTATTATCGTTATTGTCTTTTACCACACATAACAATGTATTTTGAGCCAATAAAAGAATTTCATTTCTTGTTGACACTTGTAATTTGTTGAAAACTATTGATAGTTCTTGAGCATAGAAAACCGTACCATTTTGGACATTAGCGTTAATGTTTTCAGTCATTGAAGAAGTACCAGGTACTAATTCATACTTGTAAAACCTTTTACCCGCTACTTTTGTCAATGCAGAAATCGAACCTGAAGCAGCCGTTATAGAACTAACATTTGCTTTTTCGATAAAATACACTTCCGTTATTCCACCTAATGAGTCACGACAATCTAAAGAATATCCTTGAGTTAAAGCACACGGCATAATTTTATTTCTTTAAAGTGTTAAAATTAGGGGAGTCGCATCCAAGCGATTCTCCCCGAACTTATTTGTAAGAATTAAGATAAGATAAAATCAACCATCTCATCAGGGAATGCAAACTGCACACCAAATTTAAACGCTGCCATAAACTTGATGTTCATTGCATAAGGGTCGTTTAATAATTCAAACTGCTCCTCCTCGTTTAACAAGTCAGTACCGATAAATAAGTTTGAAATACGACCAGCATAAATCTTAGAAGTACCGTTAAGTCCTCCAACTGCAATCACCTTAACGCTTGTACCTGGTAAAACAAATTCAGAATCTGCTGGACCATTAAAGTTGTAAGCAAATAAGTTTGAATTTTTTAAAGCTACTGTGTAAGTACGGAAAACATCGTAACCAACAAAAATAGAAACATCATCTTTATCAATGATAGTTACTGGAATCGCTCTATAAACTGCATCTAAAACAGCCACCACGTTTGAAGTTGTAATACCAGCAGAAGCAGCCAAAGGAGTTCCGTAAAAAGTAGTCGTGTTTGCGTGAATTACTGAAGCTGAAGCAGCGGCAACTAATTTAACAAAACCATCAAACTTATTTAAGTTACCATTAGCTGATGCAGTATCACCTTGCCAAGAAGCAGTTTCTAATTGAGCAGCAATTCTCTGAGATTTTTTAGTAGTAAATTCAGTAGCAAATGCGATTGAATCATACATAGAACCAGCAGTTAATGCCTTTTGTAAATACTTAGACTCTAAGTTCTTTGGACATAATGCCTCTTGAACTTTAATTTTACCAACTGTTACACTACGCTGAGTGAAAGTAGTTGTACCTGATGCGTTGAAACCGCAATCGCTATCATCTTGAAAGAAAGCATCAGTATCCATG